AGGGAAAACTTGAGAGAAGAATCCTGCTGATCTTCTTGTTCCTAAAGCTTCACCTGCGTCATACCAACAGTTCTCACGGATGTTATATATAATTGCATCATTACATTCTTCAGAGTCTCCTCTAGGATAGAACCACCATACCTCACCAAAACGAGAAACTTTTGTTGCATAAACTTTTTGTCTTTGTGCATAATTTAAATTATCAAAGAAATAGTTTTGATTCATGGTGTTTGGAATTTCTTTTACAACACCGTTATATAGTAAGAAACGATCAACACCACACCAATAGAAAATACCATCGTATTCGATAACTGATTGCGATGAAAGGATAGATGTTTGGGATGAAATAATATCGTAACGCCAAAATAGCGTTGCACCAAAATCACCACTGTTTGGTATACCAATATTAGTTGGTGAATAACTTACGCGTATAAGAGAGTCAAGCGCCCAAAACAAACCTGACGGAGCATTTGAACCACCTCGAAGTGGGAGACCTTTTACTATCTTTGTAGAGGCTACGTTGGTTTCGTTTGCGTCAGCAGAAACCCAATCGCTGATATTACCTGCTGAGTTATTTCTAATTAATCCGTTATTTCCATAAACAAAAGTGTATGGATGTAAGACTGTTACTCCACCTGACACATCAACTTGATTGTCAAAGGTTAGTGTAGCGGTTGCGTTTGTAGCTGTTGCGTTATTAGATAAGGTAACAGTTAAGCTTACAACTGATACTACAGTCGTGTTTGAAGGAATTCCTGTACCTGTTACTAATTGTCCTGCACCTATTAATGCATTAGTAGAGGCTAGGGTAAATATGGGAGATCCGTTTGCAATCGCTCCTACCGCTGTAAAAATACCAATAGCAGTTAAAGAATTATTTGCAATGTCTCCACCTAGCACAGGTGTATTTGTTTCACTTGCTATATCAGCTAAATTTACACCAGGGTGCGCAAGAAGTGTCTGATCACCGCTACCCTGAGCATCAAATGTTGAATCAAATTGCCAAAGGTTAGCATCATTTGCGGTGAAATCTGAAAGAGTAAAATCAACGACACCTGTACCAACGCCAAGACTATTGATGAGTAAACCTTGAACCCCATTGTTATATCCGCTAAAAACCCTATTAAAAATACCTTGTGGATCTAAGTATACACCACGAGAAGGACCTGCAAAGTTGTCAGTAATCTCACGATAACCTAATATTTTTCTAGGGCGACCACGTTGAAATCTTACCCACTGACCATTTGTATAAACAGCTCTGTCAAATACAGTACCGTCTCGTTGAATGCCAGGTTGGGTATCGAGGGCAAAAACCTTTTTTGTCATTAGGTAAAGATCCCGCCAAGAATCCCTCCGCTAAATGTTCCTGTTCCATTGACATCAATCCCTGACGCGTTTACTTCAAATCGATCAGTACCTAATATAGAAACATTCCACAAACCTGCACCTGCTCGATAAACACCTGTTGTAGGTTCTGATGCAAAGTAAAGAGATGGTGATGCCGCGCTACCATTAGCTAAAGCGTTTACAGAAGCACCTGCTTGAACGGTATTGGCGTTATAAAAGTTAACACCATCAGAAATAAGAGTTGATTGATTTCCTGCGGCAACTGTTGCATCAGCTCCGCCTGGTACGCCTGTTGTAATAGTCAGTGAAAAACCACCTGCGGTAACTTGGTTACTTACAATATAAAAAGCAACAACAGGAGGGTATGTGACAGTAACATTACTTGATAATGTACCTACATACTCTTGAATGAGAGATGTTCCTTCAGTTGCTGATAATGAATAAGCTCCTGCTGTAACTTCTTTAGTAATTGATGAGAATAGAAATCTAGTGCTAACACCGTACCCTACAGTCACAAAGTTAGAACCATCACAAACTATAATACATGACTCATTAGGTTGAAATGATTTAGAAGCACCAAGATCAAGTGTATTAATTCCTGTAGTCGATATAGTAAGTGTGCCTGTACCATTATTCTTAAAGAAACAAAACCAATTATTACCTAGCGTAGAAGCGGCAGGTAACGTAGCAGACCCTGCACCACCACTCCAAACCTTTGTTTGGGATCTGTCAGTTGATAAAAATGTATATCCTGCGGTAACACTTGATACGGGAGCTGTTTGGTTTAGTGTTGCACCTGTAGCTTGTAAACCAAAGCCTGCTAACGTCGTTGCGTCAGGAGATGATGTGCCAATACCTAGCGCAATGTTTGACCATGTACCTGAAGCGGTAGAGTTGTTAGTGATATAGAAGTATCTTGTTCCACCCGCTGTAATAGTACCTAATGTCGCTCCTGTAGAGCTTTTAATAGTTAATGTAAAGGCACTTGGATTTTTAATAAATGCGTCTTGACCTACTGATACTTGATTTGCAGGAGGCATGAATACAGACAAACCACTTGTTGATGGTGTAATGTCCATAATACGAGCCGCTACGTTTGTTGATATATTTCCATTGATAGGCCATACAAGCGTTAAGTCAGCAGAGATTGAGTACGATGCGTAACTTACATCGGTAGGTTGTATAACGTCTCCTGTAAAGGGGGAGGTGTATATAGTCATAATTAAGTATCAAGAACAGTTGCCTGTCTGTCTCCAATTCGTTGAGTGTTTTCTGTTTTAAGCGTATTCATAATAGCTTGGTATTGTGCTTGCCACATTGGTGTACGCTCATCATTTTTTAGGAAAGGCATAGCTTGTAGTAATGAGCCGTAAAGTAATGCTTGTGGGGCATAGATAGTGAACCAATTCGTTTGGTTTGTAGAGTCTAGTGGTTGTACGCGCTCATAATACAAGACCTCTAAATTATAAGTTGATGCAGGTGTAGGAGCGACTAACCAATTATCATAGTTGTAATCGCAATAGAATTTAGGTATACCTGTTTGTGTGTCATCAGGCCAATATTCTCTGAGGTATTCGTAAGTGCGTAATAGAATAGGTTGACGTTCACCTGCTACAGTAACATTCATAGACACAGTCTTGTGCCAACGAGCAGGCTTTTGTAACGTGTTTTGTGCTGTTGTAAAGGTTGAGTTAGCTACATTAAGATTGCCTAAAAACTTAATTTCAGAGGCAATAACTTGCTCTGCAAGCATGATAAATAGAGGGATCTTTTCTAGCGTAGCTGTGTCTGTACGCTCGAGGTATGATTGAATGTTTTCAACCAAGCTATCATAGGTCATTGCTACAGCTACTGTCATTCTATACCCTTTAAAAATAAAGCACGTTCGTCATTACGACGTGTGACTAGCCCTTTAAATACCTTGCCACCCGCTTTTGTATATTTAAGAAACTCGTTAGCGGCGCCTTTAATATCTCCGCGCAAAACCTTCTGACGGAGGGTCGAAGACTGTAGTCTCCCAAGACCACAATTAAAAGCAAAGCTACACAAGCTATCGAACTGACCTTGTGTAAGAGGAACGGGACATAGTCGTGTAACACCCTTTTCAAACCTCGCTAAATCTTGTCTTAATATTTGATCAACTTCTTGGATTGTAAACGATCTATTCCATTCTGTGGGAAGACTTTTGCCGTTTCCGATTAAATGACCCACTCCCACTGTCCACAGTTTTATAGGATCTTGGTATGGCCTTAATCGCACACCCTCATGGTGTTTGATCATTTTTAGAGCTTCGTTTGAAACTCTCATTTGCCACTAAACTTTTCCCATTGGCGAGACCCAAAATAAAAGCCAATTATGCTCGAAACGATGGCCATCTCTTGGTCTGAAAATACTTCAGTCATAGCTATGCTAAAGTCAACACCCGTCCAAATAGCCCAAGCTAATCCTGCTACGTCTGTAAATACAAGCAAGCCTACAAAGGTAAATGCTACATAAGGACGTACTTTTGCGTTTAAATCTACAACAGGTTGTGAAGCTTTATCCATAAGAGTCTTGTCATGGTCATATAAAGCTGTTCTTTCTTGTGCGTATGTTTCGGCTTCTACTTGATGAAGGCGCAACTCCTCAATCTTTTCTTGGGATTGAAAACCTTTTTCAGCCATAGCAATCTGTTGTTCCATAGCCATTTTAGCCATGGTTTGCTCATGCTTTTGATCTGCCTTGTTTTGAAAAAATGAAAGTAGGTTAGGTAGCCCTGATGAAAATATACCTAATAAACCTGAGAGTATGGATAACATTATTTGCCTTTCCTTTGCATGTCGTGTTCTTCTAAAATACGGATACGAACATTAAGTTCACCCATTTGTGCTCTTAGCTCTTCTTTTAATTTAGCTCTAGCTTCTGCTGATATAGGACTGTCAGTAGGTACACCTTGTTCTGTAATAAGGTTAGGCATTTTAGATTTGATGCTAATGAGGTCTGCTTGTATAGACGCCATTGAAGTAAGTAACCAAGCAATAGCCGAGACTATTACAGGAAACAACATACTTGCTATTTTATCCATATTCATTTGAGTACTATGCTAAGTAGTAAAAGAATAATGGCACCCGCAGACGCCATTAAAATGCTTTCTAACCTTTTTAGTCTTGCACCTATAGCTTCATATCTTAAAGCACAAATTTCTTCGTGCGTGGATAAACGTAAATCAATCTCTTCGGTTTTGTTCATAGTTATTCTATTTTCTTATATTTTTAATCGGGCTTAACTTCCTCGCCCTCTTTTGTTTCCTCAGGTTTTGGTAACTGAGGTTGTGCTTGTTGGTGAATTTTTACAATCAAACTCCATGCGTTTGTTTTGCTTGGTAATTCACCTAACCCTAATAACACTTGATTAGTTTCGTCAATTGTTAATTCTAATTTAAT